CCGCCATGGTATTTTAAGGCAAACAACTCTTCGTATATTACTTCTTGGTAACTAGATGTCAGGCCAAAGGAAGCGAAAGTTGATTGGTAGATCCATTTCAACCTCCGTATCACAGGAAGGACAAACAAAGTCACCCTTCATATCAACTCCTGGCTGGATGTCTTTCATTACCTCTTTAAGCTTTTTGGCGTCACGAAGAGGCATGTTTTCTACATAAGTTCCAACTAAAGCAGGATTGTCATTTACAGAAACAATAATAAGCCTGTAAGTTTCTAAAGATGCTGAAAAGTCAACGTTATGCTTTTTATATTTCTTTTCCTTGTCGGCTAAGGCTTTTTCGTCCTTACCTGTTAAAAAGCGTATCTCGATTTTGGCTTTTGTCTTTGGCGCCGTAAAAGCAAACGTTCCTTTTCCTGTTGCCTCAACACCTTCGGACAAAGTTAGAGGCTTGTTGCGAACACATTCTTCCAAGTCAAAAGTTACTTCAGTCTTTTTCATACAAGAACGACAAACTGCCTCAACGGGATATTCATCACCATAAGCAGATCTTCGTATTTGTGTCAAGATCGCATTTTTGTCTCCAACCAAAAGGTCATCTAAGTCAAAGTCTTTTGTTACGATCAAAGAGTGTAAAAGCTTTTCAACAACAGTGCCTTGCTTTATATAAGACTGGTTTAAAAGAATGTCTTCTTCCTTGGCAGTCATTTGTCTTACTTCCACTGTTGGGTTTTTTCGAAGAGGATGGTCCTCTGGATAAAACTCGCCTCCTGATGGAAGTTCAACAATATCATTTGCGGCCACAAAAGAAAAATCAGCACCTTGCTGGGCCATTGCAGGTGCTGGTTCCGGGGATGTTTGGGGAACTTCGGGAGCCCCCAAACGGTCTTGATTGTTTCTCATTATACTCCTATGAGGTTAGTAAGTTTTTATGCGCCGAAGCTTGGGACAGCAGTGCTGCCGTTATAGAAGTTAAAGAAGTCGTATTTAAGCGTCATTGAAATCTCTGAGAGGTCCTCACTGTCGTATGCCAAACTTTGGCCAAACTGAACTTGCTTAATCCAAGCGTTAGTAAGGGCAAAGCTAATGATGCCATCTTGTCCGTCTTCTCCGGATCCTAAATGCTCAATAGTAACATTTCCGAGCGAATTAACAGAACGACTCTTTGTCATTAGGGAATCGTTAGCTGGAATTTCTCCTGTTGGGATGTTATACCCTGAGTTTGCAAACTTTGCAAGAACTCTTTGTGATATCTCGTCATTAATAGAATCGACTACCGTAAATGAAATCTCGTTATAGGTAACGGTGCCTGGGAAGTAGAAGGTGTGGTTTAAAAACTTGTGTTCTGATTCTCCGACGTTGATCTCTGGAAGGTTAATCGATTTGACCACCCAAGTTGGAATCAAGCCATTAGCGTCGGAAATCCGAACTAAGAACTTAAAATTTCGACGAGGTTCAGAAGTTGCTGTGCTGCTCCAAAATGCCATTTATTATTTCTCCTTTATCTTAAATAGTCCTAGCTATCAAAACTTGCGCCGGAGCGGAAGATTTCGAAATCGATTGCAATAAACTCAATTGCCCTAGTCGGCTTAAGGAGCACTTTTGCATATAGTACGTTGCGATCGATTAGATCAGGCGTTGTTGTTGTCTCATCAAGAATAAGTCTATAATCTTCTAGACCAAACTTAGCTTTGACATCGTCCAAGAGCGGGCGTGCTCTAAGAAGGAATTGTGCCCAAGTGTCACGAACGTTCGGCTGGAATAAGATTGAATCTGCAATTCTTGAGATTTCCTTCTTGATGAAAATAAGAAGCCGACGAACATTGACTCGGTCAAGTGCAGAAGCACTGGCCTGAAGTGTTTTCTGCCCGAAGATAACAACCCCCTCTTGTGGGAACTGCGCAATCGGGTTAACGTTTACGCCGTATAAGTCGTCTCTTTCCTTTGAGGATAGTCGCTTAGAAACGCCAGTTGCTACAATACCGGTTGAGCCAGCTGAGAGGCCGCCACGGTTGAAGCCAGCTGGTGCGAACCAAGGCTCCGCAACTCTCTCTGTATAACCAAACGCTGACAACGCTGCCACTGTCGCAGGGACATACAATACAGTGTTTGATCCTCGGTCTCTTATCTGAACTGCCGGGTAGTAAGCAGCACCGTAAGAACTATCGAAACCTCGTGCCTTCATTTGGGTTACAGCAGCGCTAGGATCAGGAAGTGCAGTTCTGTTTGTTCCTATCTGTCCAGCTAGCAACTCAAAACGAGGCTTATAATCGTTTTCAATGTCGATAATAGCCAATGTGTCTTTTCTTTCCTCGGCCATATCAACCAAGTAATCAGTTACAAGAGGATCGGACAAGCCCGGTACGGTTACAACGTTGTGCTCAATCACATCAGGGTCTCTAAGCATGTCGATTGCCTTACGAACTGAGTATAGCTCATATGAAGTTTGCTCAGACGCTCCTATTAGTCGGTTTGCAAAAGGCTCTGGCTCTGTAATGTCCAAGCCGTCTGTTCCGCCAACTAGCGGTAATGTAAATGAGTTGACACTAGCATCAAGAAGGGTATCGATATCCCCTGTTCCTCTGAAAGATTCTCCATCTGCTCGTGAACCTGAAACATAAACAGGAACTGCGGCCGAGCCCGAGACATCATCTAATGAGAAGATGTAAGAGTATTCTAGGCCGGTACCCGTAAGCGTGCCCCCTGAGCCGTAAGGATCGTCTAGGTCTGAAGAGAGTCGTCTGGTGTAATCAGCATAGCCGTTATCACGTCTGGCGAATGTGCCTTGTGTGCGTGCACCATAGAAAGCGCTCTTCGGCGCTGAGACGCCGTAAGTGCCTGACTGGCGAAGTGAAATCCTAGGAAACTCAATTCGGGCGCCCATGCTAGCAGTGAAAGCGGGGCCAGAGTATTCAGAGCCGGTTGTAAGTGTCGCACCGGCAAACATTGAAGCTTCACCGACAACCAAACCAGCACCAGTACCTGGAGTACCTGTGTCTATTTGAGTTGCTGTTCTTATTGGCCCAAAGTAACCAAACGGAAGAACTGCTGGGTTAGCGGTAGCGTTGTCGACTTCATCATTCATTTCCATACGAATGTATTTTGAGACATTGTTGTATGTTCCATACTCTTCGTAGTATTTTTCAGTCGTGTTCCAGCTTAGGTATCTATCGCCAATTCGACGAGCAATATAATCTGGGGATGCTGGATTTAGATTTAGACCTGTGAATGATTCTAAAAGATTTAGGGCGTTATCTGTATCGCTAGCAGCTCGCACGAAAACATCAAAAGTGCCGTAAGGGTCGACAGTTGGGTTAACTGCTGCTTTTACGTTTGCAATTGATATCTTGACGTTTTTATTGTCCCACTCACCTCGATTATCAGTAGCAGCAAAACGGAAAAGTTTCTGCTGATTTTGTGGCTGATAGGAGCCTGTTTCTTGCGTAAGATCTTGTGAGAACACTAGGCCACTCTTTGCTCCGGCAGACGCATCGACACGGTCTGCTAGGTCTGCTTCCGAACCGGTTAGTGGGGCAACGAAAGCAAAAGCGTTCTTCCCAGTGCCACTAAGCGTAGTTGGCGCACCAGTACCGGGACCGCCGCCACACACAATCTCTTCTAGTGAGCTTTCAAAAGTCTCTCCTAGCCAGTAATTCAATACTGTGCCGGTGTCATAAAGATCTGAATTTGTGTAGTGCGGGTTTGTGTTGAATACCTTACGAATGTACTTTTCTGAGTTTGGATCAAAATTGAACGTGGCAGTAAGGTGGTTGGAACCTTGGTAGTTTTTGACAATTGCCGTAAATGTAAGGTCAAATGCGTTAGAAGATTCATTCTGAACCAATGTACCAGCGGCATCAACCGGAGTGGTTTGGCCGTTCGTGGTGCTTATAAGCTGTACAGATGCAGATGCATCTGTTAAGTAAAATACTGCGCCGAGTGAAGCAGTTGTTTGCTCAAAACCATTAGTTCCAGAGACAACATTAGCAACGAATACGCCTGTAGCTTCGAGCGCTGTCCAGCCAGCGTAACCGGTCGTGGTCGCTTCTGGGTGTTGTTCTCCTGCCAATCGAACAAATGTTATTGGGTTGTTGTTGCGAAGGTAAGCTTCGGCGGCGAATGCTCCGTAAGTCGGGGCGGCAAAGTTTCCTTCACGCCATACATCTCCACCTCTACCTCCAGGCGACGGGGCGCCAAAGATTCTATAAAGGTCATCTGTTGACTCAAGACGAACAGGGGTCATTGCTGGTCCATGCGGGGTACGACCAATTACTGCGGGGCCAACTGGGGGTGCCTCAGCCGGGATTCCTGAACGATCAATTTCTGCTACTTGAACTCCAGGTGAAATAAATCTAAATTTGTCTGCGGGCATTGCTTAAAACTCCTTAGTTGAATTATATAATTATAGTTCAATAATAAATAGTTGAAAAATTCTCAAAAACACCTACAGGGTTAAAATTGTTGTTTCTTTTGGAAATTTGTATTCTACAATGCTTTCCCTGATTATTATTTTTGGTTTTTCTTCGTTGACATATTCGCCAAATAAATAACCAATTAAATTAAAAGTTATTTTTGCTTCCAACTTTCTTTGTTCTTCGCCTAAATTTGCTGAGTTGTCTGAGATATTGTAATTTGAATCCATAAACAACTCATAGCGGTGAAAGTTGTTCTCCACTACCTTATAGTTTATGTTTCCGGTTCGTACCATAAAAGGCTGAATCATTTCATTCATTTGCTGGGTGTATAACGAGGTAAGGGTTACTTCATAAATTGGATTGATGTGCACCACTTGAGGTATACCAATAAAGTCATAAACAACTTTTGTCTTTTTTCTTCTTTGGTTCTGCGTTGACTGTCCGGTTTGTTGTTTTGCAAATGCATTGGAGAAATCTGCTGTTTTACTTTGCATTATTCTTTTTGCAATCTGAATAGAAGCACCATTAGAATCTGGTGGGACGTTCCCTTGGAAGATTCCTTTTTTTGAAGGATCTTTTGATAGGCCGGTTCTCGCAACAGTAATAATCGGAAAGTTTAGAATGTCATTTGTTCTTGGATCTTTCTTTGTATACCAAGCTCGTTCTGATCCTTGCCAAATAACCGGAACTTTCTTGAAGCCTTTGTTTGTTCTTGTGCTAATGTTTAGATCTTCATTGACAAAGTTAAAAACAGCCTCGTCAATGTTTTCCAATGTTGAGGGTTCGAATGGGATGTGTATTAATCTTTCTGATCCGTTATTGTCCATCGAATAAACCTTCTCTTGATCTCAAGCACTTGGCTGAAATCTCAAATCTTCTGTCTGCTTGCCCAAATAAAAGCCTAGGCTCCATAAGGGTTGTTATTTCGTATAAAATCTCGTCATACAACACAAAATCTCCTTCTCTAACATAAAGATCTTGGTCCTCTGTAAGCCTTCTTTTATGGAAGTTTACAGTTATTGAAGCAGTTTTGTCCAGGCCGTAGTTTGATGTTTCTGTTTGAATACCATCAAACTTGACTAATGCGTATACTCTAACTGGAGGAAGGAAAGATTTTTGGATTGCTTCCCCATAAAGTGAGTGATAGTTTGTATGTTCTAAGGAAAGTGGATAATAAGCAACTGTTTGTCCTATTACTCTTTCTATTAGTTCATCATTTACTTGTTTTACCAGATCTCGCTCTTTCTCATTGAAAAAGAGTGGCGGCGGCGGCTGAGCTGGTCTAGACCATTTGTTATCTGCCATTATGCGCTACCTTGTGGGCCAGTATAGATCGGCATTGGAATAGCTTTAAAGGTCTCAACCACTGCCGAGATCTTTGTTTGGTCGTCTTGGGCAAGTTTGGTATAAGTTAACTCGTCCATAATGGTCTTGAGTTCATTTCTAAGGGCTTCCTTTTCTGCCTTGCTCTCATCTTTTAGGGCAGTACCGTTCAGCGTCACAGACTCGCCAGGAATAGGAACTGTGGCAAACTTAGAACGTACCTCTCCTAGTTGTCCTTTTGATACAGCAAGAGCATAGCGCCGAATCCAATGTTTGCCTATTGAGTTAATAGAAGCATACGGCACATTTTCGTATGGAAGGGTGTTTAAGTTGTTTACACCATTGATTTGCTTTTCAACATAACCAATAGACGAAGAAAGTGGTGATTCATCTACTGAATACTCGATCCACATCTTTTTGGGCTGAAAAGTGGTTGGAGAAGGGAAAATACGAAGTTGGTTGTTTCTTAACTGATATGAAAAGCCGCTTGTTCTTGTGTAAATAGCGTCTTCAAAAGCCATTGCCTGGGCTTTATTTTGCCAAGTTGGAATAACTTCAAAAGTTGAATCATCAGCAAACTGACCATAACTAGATAAGTTGCCAACAGCGTTCAAACCGCCATAATAGCCATAAAAGCGCCACACTGCTTGTGGGGTTTTATAAAAAACTTTTCTAATTAAGATTCTACTATCTGTTCCCACTCTTGATGAATGAACTGGATCTGCTCTTAAGATGCTTTCTAAGTCATAGTCTTGCTTATTGACCTCAACATCAATCGAAGCTGAGTAAATGTTGGTCAAGCCACCAACACGAACTTCTGTGCCAACAGCATCACCAACTCTGCGTGAGTATTCAAATGAAAAGCGAGTATACTTTATAGCAGCTGCTGAGCCGGAAGCGTCGCCGGCTATTATTGTGCCGTCCGAGTCAAAAGAACCAGTTGAAGATCCTAGCAGGTCAGAAAGAGAGTTTTTGCTTTGATGTAAATTAACAAGATAAGAGTATTCTATACAAGCATCTTCATAAGCCGCATAAACATTGCCGGCTGTAAGCTCAATGTCCAAAACGTCGCCGCCAAGCATTTTATAAGTATAAGCAACTTGGTCTGAGGCGCCTGTTAAAAAGGAGTCTGATGAAGAATAAATGCCGTATGGTAAAGTTGCGGCCACATCAGTTGCTGTCCCGGTCTGAGGAAGTATTATTGCTGATGTTTGGGAAGTAGGTGTTAGGACAGGCAAAGACATTCGTGTATTCTCCTTATAAGTGCTCTATCTTAAATAGTTCTCGGCAAAAGAAAACCCCCGGTGTTTCCACCGGAGGTCTCTTTTATCCTAGTTCAGACTAGTTCTTAGCCAAGGAAATCCTTGCAGACAACTAGACCGTACATGTCCGGACGAACCATCTTCTTGGCGTAACGGGTCATGACACCCTTACGAGGTACGAAGTCCTCGACACCGAAGATAGTCGGAGTCACCTGGAGAGGAACATACGGAGCGTATACGTAGCCACTCTCAAGGAAGGAAGCGCCCTTGCGACCAACTAGTACGACATTGCGTAGGAAGTAGGGGTCGACATAAACGTCAAACTTCTTGGAAAGTGAACCAACACGAACAGCACCAACGGACCCACGGTCATCATCGTGAGTTACAGCAGCACGGAAGCCGGCGGTGAACTCAAGAATGTTAGCCATTTCAGGGGAGACAACAATATAGTTGGCGCCGCCACGAAGTGTCTTACGGTGGATCTGAGCGGAAACATCATTGATTGTTTCAATGAGAGTTTCGTACCACTCTGAAACATTACCAGTGAAGTCGGCTCCAAGAAGGCTCTCGTTCTGGGTCCCATTGGCGATATCAGCGCCGGTTTCACGGTCGAGGAAACGACCCGGTCGACGTGACCAGTAGAATGTACCAGCAGTTGCGCCCTTAACAAGGTCTTCAAGAATCTCACGATCAATCTCAAGAGCAACCTGCTCTGAAAGGATTGAAGTAAGCTCAACCTCTGCGTCCATGTTGTGGTATGCGTTGAGGTCCTGACCAAGTTCCGGAGTCCACTTCGCCTTAAGCTTCTTGGTGACTGCGGTGACTGATACGGAGTCGACCTTGATGTCAATCTCAGGGATATTAGGGTTGCCCTCAAGTCCCCAAGTTGCATCACCAACAACTGCACCAAGGGCGCCGCCAATGAAGTCGTCGTCAATTGGGAGGGTGCATGCTGTTACGGCATCTAGTGATGAGGAAAGAGTGTTCGATGTCTCTGAGCCTGAAGCCTCAAGAACAACAAGAACCTTTGTTGAGTCTGTTGGGTCAAAGCCAGTAAGTCGTCGAACTTGACGTCCGTCGCTAACGCTGGTAAGGGTTAGGCCAACAAAGTTATCCTCGTTGAACTGGCCACTTGTTAGGGTGGCAAGCGGTATTGTTGCAGCAGCGAAAGCCGAACCTGAAGTTAGGTCAGCGTCGAAGCGAAGAAGTCTCTGGAGATCGTAGCCTGTTGAACTGCCGCCAAATACAAGGGCACCGCCATCTGTAACAGAGCCTGAAGCAACGATTGTTGTTGCAATAGTCACGGAAGCAGTTGGTGATGCAAAGCCGTTGTTAAGTGCGTAAGGGCCGGTCTCAACGTTGGCGCCGGTAAGAATAACACCTCCGGTGATCTGTGAAGCAACTCTTCCTCCACCGTAAACTGAAGTATCGGCAGCATAGCCAAGACGTGGCATTGTCGTACCATCACTTGAGAAAGTAAAGTCTAGGAAGAAGATTAGTCCTGAAGGAAGTGACATCGGCTGAACAGAAACTAGGTCCTGGGCAACAAGTGATGCGAATACACGTCGAACGAGGGGGAATGCAACTGCTGCAAAGCCTTCAACGTCGCCGGAGTTCATTGCGGATGATTCACGAAGAAGCTCCTTGGCCTGGTTTTCAAGTAGTCGAGCCATCTGGTGACGATGGTCTTCTGTGTTTAGACCCTCAAGAAGTCCTGTTCGCTCCCACTTATTAAGTAGTGCACTTGACTCCTTGTGAAGGTCACGGGGCTCAATGCCCTCTGTGAGTGTCTTAAGTACTGACATTTTAAAATTTCTCCTTTTATATTAAAGTATGCCTGCTAGTCTCTTCATACGAAGAACGTCGCTTGACTCGCTTATTGTTTGTTTTTTTGAGGGGCGAGCCACAAGTGTTCTAACTTTTAGCGCTTCAGTCAAGTTTTCTGGGCCAGCATTCTTTGCAGGTTCAGACGAAACCGATTCACATAGAGTTTCAAACACAGCTTTGACCTTATCGGTCGTGTCGGCCCGGTTGATTGTTTCGACAATTTTACTTTTTTGCCGCTCATTCAAGGAGTCATCTAATAGGGCTTTGTTTGTATAAAACAGTTTTGTGTTAACGAGATGAGACTCTGAAAGCTTATTCTGCAAGCTTTCAACCAATACTGCAGTATTCTTTATTACATTGTTTTTTTCTGTTAGTTCTTTTTCTAAACTGTTCTTGCTCTCGGTAAGTTCTCTAACGGCTGCTTTGAATGCAGCGTTATCTTCTTCAAGCTCAGTTGATCTCATGCGGGCTAGCTCAAGCTCTTGTTCAAAGAACACTTGGCTGTCGGGGCGTCCTGCCCAGCCGCTTTTTTGCGCTGAAGTATCAACGGTAAGCTTTTCCATAAGGCCAAGAAGCTCGTCTTCAGAAATGTCGATCTCTTCTGCTATAGCCTCTGGCTCACCGGTAGCGTCTTCTATTTCTACTTCGGAGTCCTCAAGCTTGTCTAGGTCAATAGTGACCATTTCTTCGTCGCCATCTTCTTCGCCCATTTTCGCTACTTTTACGGCGAGTTGATCAAGGACGTTTTGAGCTTGTTCAATTGAGTCAGAAACGTCGTCAATCATTTGCTCGGCTTCTTCTTTTTCATCGGCCGGCTGGGCTTCATAAGACATTGGTAGATCGTCTTCAACCTCGCTTGTCTCTTCGGCAGCATCAAGGTCTAGAACTTCAGCTTCCGCTTCGGCTCCAAGGTCCCCTGCTTCCATTTCTTCGTCGTCCTGCTCTAAAAGGCGGTCGACGGCTTCTTTGATTTGTGATGAATATTTTTCAAGAACCTCGGCTTCGGCGTTTGCTTTTGCAACCTCACGAAGGTCTTTTGCATCTACGATGGCTTGTTCAAGCATTGACATTAACTAACTCCTTAATAAAGTATAATACCACTTATAAATAGTGTGTCTTTTTTAAAAATACTTGTTTTTCCTAAAAATAGCTTATAATAATCTTATCCTACGCCGGCAGAACCTGACCAGTTATTGGCTAGTTCACTTGCGGCGATTGTTGTTAGACCAGCACGAATCTCATAATCCACGGTCACGGCCGTTGGAGCAGTCGCTTGTCTCTGTAAGAACAAAGATGTTACACGCCAGCCGTAAATCTCACTTGTCCCAGCTGAATGCAGAATATAGTTAGTGCCGGCTGGGGCAGATTTTTGGATCCCTAGAGATGAAAACCCTATTCTTAGATCTCCAGAACCGGCTGTTGTAAAAATTTCTATAAAGTTAGTTACATTTGGAAAAACTATTTCAACTATAGTATCATTGGTAATTTGGCTGCCCTTTAACAAGTAGGGTATTGAGCTTACTTGATAAGAAGCAGAGTTTCCTAACCCACTTCTATACTGAAAAACACTCATCTTATCCTACTCCTACCGATCCAGACCAGTTGTTGGTTAGTTCTAGATCCGAAACTGTTGTTAAACCAGCGTGAATTTCTATAGCTCCACTGCCGCCGGATGGTTTTACAAAAACACTTGAAACTCTCCAATAATATATAGCAGATTCACTGTTGGGGCCAACTGTAAAATAATTGTCACCAGAGTCTACACCCAAGTATGAAAAACCTACATTCAAAGTGCTAGTACCGGAGGTATTAACAATTTTTATAAATTTTGTAACTTGCGGAAAGGTAAATTCCTTTGTAGCCCCACCTGGAAAACTGGTAGTCTGTTTTTTAAGAAAAGGTATCGCACTTACTTGGTAAGCAGCAGAGCTACCCAACCCACTCCTATATTGAAATGCGCTCATTGATTATCTCCTAAGATTAAGAATTATCTTTTGCTTCTTCAAGCTGTCTTCTTATTCTTTCTTTTTCTTGCCTTCTCTTTTTTCTTCGCTTTTCTTCGCTGCGAACATCCGAAGGTTTTTTGTAATATTGTCTTTCTCTGTAAGTTTCAAGGATGCGATCTTTCTTCAACATCCTCTCTAGAACTTTGTATGCCTTCATGACATCTCCGTTCCTTACTTCCACTTGGTATGGCTCAATTCCATCTAGGGCATTGATTTTCTTTCCATACTTCTTTCTTTTCTTGTCAAGTTTTCGGTCATATTCTTCAAATTTTCCTCTACTTGACTTGTTGTACTTTCTCATTGGTCTCCTATAGTCCGAAAGCTGATAAATCTACACCGGCGTCGTTAGGATCTGTGTCCCTTAGAGCACCGAATTTTTCTTGTTGCGAGGAAGGTGCGGCTGCTAGCGGCTCCGTTCCTTCAAAAATGTTCACGCCGCCAAAGTTGCCTGCGCCGCCGATTGAGTCCAAGAGACGTTTTCTGGTTTCGTTGAGATCTCTCTTTGGCTTGGCTTTTTGTGCTTTTTTCATAAACTTACGAATAGGCTCTTCATCTCTACTTTCAGTTATAGTTGAGACAGAGACGCCTTGCACTGATTCTTTGATTATGTGAGCAAGAACTCCTGGCTCTTCCATAATAACTTCTTTTACGCACTCTTTGATAAGAGGCTTTAAAATCTTTGTGAGTTCATCTTTATTCATTATAATCCTACTAGGTCATAAATTTTTGAAAGTATTATTTGCTCTTTGGTATTGTCCAAAGCGGTTCTTGTAAGGTCTTCATTCATATAAGAAGATCTTGTGGGGCCAATAAAAGCACCTGGTGTTGATGGTTCCTGAACAATATCAAAGCAAATAAGTTGGAAGTCGTCGTTAACCATTGTTCCTTCACGAGTTTCACGAACTGATCCAAGACCCCTTGAAGAAATACCTATTTTTACGCCGGCATTTACAAGACCTTTTAAGATGTCTCCTGCTGGGGTGGGTAAAACTTCTAACTTGCCCATTACTTTATTGCCGTCTATCCAAATATCTGTAATCAAATGTGAAACATTCTTAAGATTCACAACTGAGTCATCAGGGTGGTCTAATTCACCAACAGAACGACGATCGGCAACTACTTTTTTGTAGTTATCTACTTCTCTGCGAAGTGTTTTTTCCGGATAGACACGACCATTGCCGTTTCGCTCACCATACTTTTGCAAACATCCAGTAAGAATAACAGCGCCTTCTGATACTCTGCGCTTTTCACCTTCTGTTAAAAAGTCTTGACAAACCCCACCGTCACAAAGTTCATAGAACTCTCTCAATAATTGTTTATGCATCTAAATTTCCTTTGGCGGGCGCCACCCGCTCGGTTCAAGACCCCTTGCAGCAGCGTCGAACCGGCTGTAGAGCCCATTTTTGTGTCCAAGGCATAATAATCTCCATTCTTTTATAAATAGTGTTAAGTTTTATAAATTCTAAAATTTATTCCTTCATCTCCAAAGATTTGGCACAAGGCATAAGAAGTGCCTGATGAAAGGCACCCATAAGCAAAGCCGTGTGAAAGTTCTGGCGTGTTTAGAATACAGTAAATAAACAAACCAGCCCAAAAGCCAACGCACATAGGGCAGTGGAAAAAGTGGTGCTTTGGCCTGACGCTATTAAAGATTGATCCATAAACCAAAATCTGTGTCAAGCCATAACTAGCCAGAATAAAAAGCGGCAACGGCATTAGAAGTGATAAGTAATGTAATACCTGCGAGCAAAACGAGGGTCGATTGAGCCTTTCTTTTCTGCTTGCGGAACGTCCCCTAGATCTGTGTATACCTCTGGA